GTGTCCCCTGTGTGGTCGGTGTGGGTGGTGGGGCTGGTGGTGTGTTTCGGGTGTGTCGTGGTGTGGTTGTGGTATTGTAGATGTTGTCAGCCAAGGAGGTTGACAGATAGGCAAGAAAGTATTATGGGGTTACTGTTACTATTAGTTTCGTTTTGTTTCGTCATCTTGGTTTCAATCGGAATCGTGGCTGTCATTGTAGGCTGGAAAGATGACGCTCGAAGCAGCATTGCATTATTTTGCATATACTGCTTCTGTATAATCTGCGCAATATGTGCAGTGATTAAATATATTCCGGTTTTTCATATGTGAAAGGTTTGATGATGATGGAAGTGGATTTCCCGAATGACAATGTTATTGTGCGATATGCGATAGTCATCGTTGACACTGACGTTGTTAGCGGTCAGGTAAATTCGAGGGATTTACGATTCTACGATGAATATTGCGAAGCGGAATTGTGGATTCGTAAATACGGAGGTCAATATGGTGTGGATTTATCGTATAAAATCAGTCGTTTCTTCCGTATAGAGCGTCGATATTATCCTAAGCCTAGGTATAAAAATAATGAAAAATAATGAAAAATAAAATAGCCGTTCTGGGTTGTTACGCTCAGAACGGCTATTTTTTTTTTGTTAGAGCTCATTATTATCGTTCGATGTGGCTTTTATTGCTACTGTGCTGATATCGGCCAATTTTTCAGATGGCTTTGCATAGAAGCCAAGATAATGAGTTTCTTTGAAGGTGATTTGCACGGCATTATTGTAGGTTCTGTTCGTGCGGTAATAGATGTACAGTGGTGAGACGGTTAAGTTGGGATTCCAAGGTGCGGTTTTGGATTCACCGAGAAGCAAACCATAATTTTGGTTATTGGTTTTGGTGAAAATGTTATCGCCTGTAATCGGTCCTTCAAAGTTGAATTCGAAACCGCGCGGCGCTGAGATTATTGGGTTCATGTATCCTATCTCGATGGAGGACTGTCTGATTAGATAGCCGAGTAGGATGCCTTGGTGTTTGTTTCCTTGCGGTAGAGTTGCAAGATAATATGTTTGGGACGTTAGGTTTCCTGAAATATAGTCGCCGTAATCATTATCGTTAGCGCTGAAATTAGGCGTTAGATAATCGCAAGTATATGTGAAAGCCGATTTGTTAATACGTTTTCTTGTATTATCTTGCGCTAAAATAATGTTAGACCGTTTGCCTTTATTTTGCATATTGGTTATATGCAACGCATTGTCAACGCATTTGAAAATGTAACGTCCTTCATTCTCAAAGTAGTTGTAATTAAAGAGCCCATTGACTTGGGTGGTTCCAGTCGTATCAATGCCGTATTTATACGAGTCGATGTAAATATTGGAAAAAACGCCCTCATTCGAATAAATTGCAGTGGTATCATAATTTTTCCAATTAACATCGACGAAAAAGTGAATGTTGGATGCTTGCAACATTCCAGCGCATTTGACACCGGTTTGCGTATCGCAGATGTAACAATCGGTGATGATATTATCAGGCCCTAGAAAATTGACCCCGATTGTGTTTTCATGCAATTTAGGTGTTTGGACACGATTGATTCTCACGTTGGAAATGAAAGTGTCCGTTGATGGCAGAGTAGTGCTCGTATCGATGGTGATTCCGGTTTTCAGAAAATACTTGATATCGACATTGGTGATGATGTTTTGTCTGAGATTACCGGATGTATAGATTGCCGTATCCGCCAGATGGTTCGCGTTGAAGTGTCCTCCCGTGATTTTAAAACCTTCATGGGATGTACCGATTTTCTTATCGGTCACACCCATTTTTAGCATCGCGTCCATCTTAGCGGTCGCAACGATTACGGCTCCATCGGTAAGGGTGACGTTAAACGGGCGGGCCGTATTGTATGGCGTTGTGATTGGTCGTGAAATCGCATAGATGCCATCCGTGAACGTGATGCCGGTACCGCTGTTTTCAATCGCCGCTTGGATGGCGTCATCGCATACGGTTGCGCCGGTGTTATCCGCACCGTAGAAAATAGGGTTAGATTTTTCGGCATCGGTGGTGTCTTTTAAAATTTTCCGGGTTGCGTCATCCAGTTTGACGCCCGGGCCGACATTGACGTCGTTATCGTTGTATGCGGTCAGTCCGGCACCCGCATTGAAGGCGATGCCGTTGATTGCGCCGGTTTCCTTGTTTTTCGCGAGTGCGGGATAGACGGTGTTGTCGGTACCGTTGATTATCGTGCTGTGGTTCAGTTTCACTTTGAGCTTGTTCGAGTTGATGCCGGCACCTTCGAGAGTGTCGTCGTGCGCGACTACGGCGAGTTTCGACGGCATGGTTTTTTCGAGTGGGGTGATGCGGTCGGATAGTGCGGTGTCGGCGGTTTCGCGTGTCTCGGTTTCGGCTTCCAGTCCGGCCTTCACCGCTGCGGTTTCCTTACGATACTGTTCGACTTGGGCGTTGTAATTGCCCGTCAGCACCCAATACGATTCGTCGGTGATTTCGATATCCTTGGGAACGTACTGTCGTGACGTGTACGAGTTGCCGGCATGGTATACGATGGTGAGTGGCTCGTAGGTTTTGGTTTTGTCCCAGTCGACCGGGTCGGCGAAAAGAGGGACGTAACGTGCGCCGATGTATTCTTTGGTGGCCATTATTTTTATTCCTTTTTTCTTACTTTCGATTGTTTACGTGCGGTTGTTCGGTGGGGTGTGGTTCTTCTTCCTCCGGATAGGCGGAAGGATAATACAGCAATAGTCTGCCATATTCGCTGGTTCCGTACACTGCGCCGGTATCGAAGATGATTTCATTCCACGATTCCGGCTTGTAGGCGACGAAATAACCATCCGAGGTCAGTCCGAAGAACACGACCGCTTTGATGCCTTCCGTCAGGATGTCCGCGAAATTCTCCAGAATCCATTTTTCGAGCATTTCCCGATAATAGGTATCGAAGCCGTGTTCCTTGAATTCCTTGAACTGTCGTTGCAATTCCGCGATGTCGTCGCTGTTCCGGTTGGTTTGGTTGCATAGGTCGAGCAGATAGTGTTCGATTCTGTCCCATTCCTTGCACAGCCATTTCATGCGTTGTTCCGCGCTGTATACATCCCAGTAGAGTTTGGGGACTACCGGGGTGTATTGGGTGATGAAGGGGAATAACGTTCCGAAGTCGGGTGGGTTGCTTTCACACATGATGTCCTTTCTAGATGTTCATGTTTACCGTTATGAGGCACGAGAACATGGATTCCATTTCATTGAGAATCTGTAAATCGATGTCATCGTACGACTGCAACAGTCTCATTCTATCAAGATAATCGCCTTCGTGAACGTTTTCGTATTCATTGTCGGAAGCGTCGGAAGCGTAATCCTGATTGGGTTTGAGTTGGGTGGCGGGGAAGTCGGAGCCGATGGTGCGGCTTTTGCCGTAATCGTCTCCGGTGCGCATGAGTGAAACCCCGTCGTCGACCGCTTGGTATGCCAGCTTGTATTTAGGCATGATTTCGTTCATTTTGCGCATGAATTCACGTTTCCACGCGCCGGGCGGCACCACGCCTATTTCCCGGTCCCAATAATGGGCTTCGATTTTCGTGCACAATCTCTTGTATTGGGTTTCGTCGTATGCGTCCCAATGCCAGCTGTCATCGTTCCAGTCGATGAAACCTTCGTCGATGAGTTCGCCGAGGCTGATTGATACGACGGCATGGAATTCAGGTTCGGATGGGGACGGTTCGTATGGTTCAATCCTGTTCATCGTCATCCTCCTGTTCCGTGACGTTTGCGAAATAATTGTAGTTATCGCTTCGGTTGTCTTGGTTCCATACCACATCCACCCCGTCCGGGAAGTCGTCGGGGAAACGGCTGACGAGCTGGTCGGCGGCCTGTCGGCGTGCGTCCAGTGGGTTCAATGCCATCAGTGAGGATGGAGCCGACTGGGATTTCACCTCGTCCTCGATTTGGCGTTCCGCCTTGAACGGGAGGTTCGGAATGCCGAGACCGGCGTAGATTTCGTTCCACTGGTTCTGCAGTACGGTTTGCAGTTCCCCGCCGAGGAAGTCCACCTTGGTCTGCAGAACGTCCATGGTGATGGCTTCCACCCCGTTGGTCGTGAGCACCGCGGGTTCGCCTCCCGCGATTTGCTTGTACAGGTTGACCATGTCCAGTTTCTTTTCCTGTGGTCCTTTCAGGATGTAGGGGATTTTCTGGTGCATGCGGTTGAGGTGCATGGTCTGCCTGATGTCGGTGAGTTCCCTTGCCCAGATGTCAATCCATGCGGTGATGGGGGTGCGGTAGAGATTGTCCCAGACGATGACCCCGTTGCGCGGGCTGACGTCGAATCTCCATCCGTTGTTGCCGATGCTTTGCCAGTGGGTGGGATTGTCGTATACGTTAGGCGGTCCCGCGTATGACATTTGGGTGCCGTAATAGGTGTGCGGCTGTTTGCGCGGGTGCGCGATGGTGGCGGCACCTTGGGTCAATAGCGTCCATTCGAGATACCGGGCGTCGACGGACGCCGGCAGTCCCACCCATTTGAATCGGCTTAGCGCGAGTTCGTAGATTTGCTGCCGGTACATGAGATACACTGCGCTGTCATATGCGGCGGAAGCCCAGTAATTGGGTTCGCCCCACATGGCGCGTTTGCGTTTGCGGTTGCTCATGGTTCATTCTCCCTTGATGAGTCTTTCCATTTCCTCGTCGGATTCCACGACCGGTGCGGATACCGAGTCCTCGAGCATGACCTGTCGTAGTTCGACGTAGGTTCTGGACGCGGCTTCGGCATCCCGGTTGGCCTGTGCGGCGCGTTCGCGTGCCAGCAGTATTTGCTCCTGTAGTTTCGCGGCACCGATGCGGTTCTCCCATTCGGAGACTTGGCTGCGTACCTTCAGGTCGATGAGCTGGTCTATCTGCTCGTCGTCGTAGCCGCCGTATTTTTCGTGTGCCGCGTCGTATGCGGCTTTCATTTTCTCGTATTCCGTTTCATCCAATTCCACGGTCATGTTTTCAGTCCTTCCAATTGTCATGGATTCCGATTCTGCCGATGTCGGCGGGGTCGCGCCATACCGTCACCCCGTTTTGGAAGAGGTCCCTGATATGGCGTTTTCCACTGTCCAGTATATGGGTATCGGTATCGAGCCACAATTCCGAGCTCTCCCAGTAGGTGTAATGCTTCATCACGTTGAGGCTTTCCGGGGTCCATGCGCCGTTGTACGCGTATCCGTAGCGGAGCATCTGGTCCCCCGCTTGCCGTATCGCGGATTCGGATTGCGTTTTGACCCGGATTTGGAATCCACGGTAGGCGAACAGGTCGGCGGTCGCATCGCCCGAACCGGTGCCATAGGCGTGGGGTGCGTCGTTGCGATGGTTCCGATAATCGAGTTCCGCCGATTGCTGGGCCTGTTCGAGCGCGGTCCGCAATGCGAACGCCGACGCGTCGCGGCTTTCCCCGAGGTTGTTCAGCGCGGTCGCGTTCGAGCGTTGGTTGTTCGCGGTGGCCGCGCCATATGCGCGGTCCGCGTTCGCGTCGCCGGTCGCTTTCGTGCGTGAGGCGTTGTTTTTCGCGGTGGCGGCGTTGTTCGTCGCGTTGGTTTTGCTTAGCTCGTTGTTGTTGTTGGTGATGGCCTTGTCGTTCTCGTTGGCGTTCTTCGTCAACGCGTCACAGGTGTCGTTCTGAATCGTCGTGGAATTCGCGCCGAAGTTGGTGGAATTCGTCTGTTTGGTGCGGTTCAGCGTTTTGGTGGCGTCGAGGATGAGTGCGTCCTTGGCGATGCCGACGGCTCCGCCCACGATGGCGCTGATGCCGCCGCCGATGTCGCCGGACAGGAATTCCGATGCGGCGGAGGCCGCGGTGCTGATTGCGCCGGTGGAGGCTTCGACGTCGAATTTCGTGTCCATGAAGCTGATGTCCGCGTTCAGGTTATTGGCGCTCAGATTGGTGGTTTCGTTGTTGAGGTCCACCGCGGAGCCCTTTTTGTTGCTCCAGTCGGCGGTTCGGTTCGCCACGCGTTTGTTGAGGTTGTCGGTCGACGTCTTGATGGCGTTGTCCGTGTTGGTGAGCGCGAGGTCGGCGTTGGCGTCGGCGTTCGTCTTCGCGGTTGCGTTCGACGCCAATGCGTTCTGTTTGCCGGTGTACGCGGATGCGTTGCCGTTCGTTTGCGCGGTGTTGGCGGAATCCTTGCCGTTTTCGTATCCGGTGTTGTTGGAGCGGGTGCCGGTATGGTAGGCGTTGAGCGCCAGCATGCGGGCCTTTTTCACGTTGGATTGCTGGTTGTGCACCGCGTAATCGGTGTATCCGTCCATGAAGACCGTATAGGTCGGGATGTCGAACGAGAGCATGTAGTCGGCGAAGTCCGTATCCCATGATGTGGCGGTGCCCGTGGTGCCGTCCAGTTTGCGGAAGCTGTATGTCTTGCTGCCCGTGCCGTTGACTCCGGTGAGGAACGCCTGTGCCTTGAGGTATGGATAGGCGAGGCTGGTTCTGCGATGCAGTTCGAGGTTCCCGGTGTTTTCGATTCGAATCTCCACGGTCTTGCCGTCGTTGTCGGAAAGTTCGAGGCTTGCATACGGGTATGTGTAGAGTTTCGCGATGTCCGCGTATTCGGCGGCGTATCCGAACATCTCCCGTTTCAGGCTGATTTGGATGTCCGGCAGTTCGTCGGCCTTCGTCGCGTCGTATACCGTGACGCCGCCGATGGAATGTCTGCCGTTCGCGGTGACGTTGATGAGTTCGGCGGGAAGTATCCACACGGCCTGTATGGTCTGCATGACTTGCGGGAGATATGCGGTCAGGTATGAGAAGAATCTTCGGGCGTCGACGGCGGCAAGCGCGTACATGTATCCCGCGGTGGGTGTCGTCGGCCCCGCCGCGTAAGGGGCGACGGTGGTGGCCGCCCGCGAATAGTCACGGTCGCCCATCCGCCAATCGTAACCGTCGACGACGTATTGCCGCCCCCATCTGGCGTCGGCGTCCGCATATGTCGGCGGCGTGGAACCGCCTTGCCAGTCCGTGGCCGGTTCGAGGGAACCGAGTACGTCGGGGGAGACGAGGCTCGCGAACATGACGAATTTCTCACCCGCGGAAAAAGGTATGAACATATGGTCGTGGGTGATGTCGGCGGTACCGCCGTAATTGACGTCCGCCGCCAGCAGCGTCGACGAATGGTTCACCGGGTCGGAGAGGTACTCCTCGACGGTGGTGGCCGCCATCGGGGCGTGTCCACGCGACAGTTGCATGTAGGTGGCATGCACGTAAGGGCCGAAGGTCGTCCAGTCATCCAGCGTGACATGGCATTCGCTCGTGCTGGCCGCCAATTGGTGGATGTCGTCGAGAAAATACCCCCATGCGCGAATCTCATCGCCACGGTCCGCATGGTCGAGCGGCCGTGCGGCGTCGGTGGGGGTCGGATACTCCACGAAGACGTAGTTGGCGCGGCTGAGCGTCGCGAAGGGAATGGGCAGCTTGATGGAGCCGTCCGGCAGAATCTGGAATTCCGACGATAGCGTGACGTGCTCCGCGGATTCGAGTCCGTGGAACCATTCGTCGCGTTCCTCTGCCGTTTCCCATCCGATGATGTTGCGGCTGCCGTCCCATGGGACGTTGCAGACGGTGAGCTTGGTGCCGGCCGACCAGCGTGAATAGTCGAACTCGTTTCGATACTGGGCGTATGGGTCCGCGTTCCGAGCGTCCGGGAAATTCGTCGCCTGTGGCAGATGCGGGTATCGAGGCATGATGTAAACGTCCTTTCCGATATGAAAAGAACCTCTGCAACGTGGCAAGAAATCGTTGCAGAGGTTCGCCCTGATATGAGGAATTGGGTTAGTGAAGGTCCTCGCTTCATACGATAGCACGACTATCGGATTTGCACAACCTCACCCGGGTAGATGACATTGGGGTCGCCGGAACGGTAGCCGCCGATGCGGGATACGGTGGTCCCGTACCGTGCGGCGATGCCGCTCAGCGTGTCCCCCGCACGTACGGTGTACGAGCGCACGGAACCCGTCCGCACGGACGTGCCCTTATGGCAGATGGTCTGTCCCGGATAGATGAGCGACGGGTTGCCGGACGGCACCGTTACGTTCCACCAGTCCGCCCAATACGCTGACACGGTGTCTCCGGGCATGACGGTGACGCAGTCGCCCCCGCATCGTACGGTTTCGGCCCGCTTCGGCACGGACGCCGTCTTCGGGGGGTCGCGCCTCGCGGCCCCGGAAGGATTCGCGTATGCATCCCACTGCCATCGTTCGCCCATGAACAGGTTCAGGTCGAGGAACCCGTTGTAGCCGTTCAGCCATCCATGCGACGAATACTGAATCATCGCTTCGCCGGACGCCCCGGCGTTCCATGGGGACGACTGGTAGCCCGTGACGGAATCGTTCGCATACTGGGCCACCCAGAGAGCGCAGTTCTTGCGTACGTCGGCCGGAATCCGGGAGACATAGGCGCGGGACACGTACACCATGGGCCATACGTTCGTACGCGCGTGCACCCGGTTCACCCATGTCCGAATCCAATCGGAGTCGCCCCACGCGGAGTTCTGCCCCGGCTCCCAGTCAAGCAAGAATACGGCCTTGCCGACATAATCCCCGACGAGGTCCACGAAGACATCGGCTTCGGCGGTCGCGTCCATGCCGGACGCATAATCGTACAGGCCCAATCCCTCACCCTTGTCGGTGATGCATTTCGCCTGTGTCCGCCAATACGGGTTCCGGTACGTTCCCTGATTGACCTTGACGATGCCGAAATCCGCCCGCACGCCACAGGGTGCGGTGGCCGACTGCCAACTTGAATAGTCCACGCCGTTCATCGCGGCGTTCGCGCACGGTGCCGTCATGAGGCATGCAAGCGCCGCGCACACGACGCTAATGCAGCGGATGCTCGGTTTCCGCATCGTTCATCTCCTTTCGTAGCAATGCCACCAGTTCCTTCGTCAATATATTGTTCTTGTCGAGCATGTTCTGGAAATCCTTGAACTGCGTCGCGTAGAACACCCCCATCGCAATGCATGCGACGATGGGGAAGCCCACGCTCCCGACGAGCGACACGACCGTATTGGCATCCATATCCGTAATCTTCCTTTCGATGCATAAAAGAAGCCCTACCGGGAACGATAGGGCTTCAATCAGGATACCATACGACGCTATGCGACGGTGACCTCCGCGGTCGCGGTGTACGGCGAAGTGGCTCCGGACGGATTGCGGTAGGTGGAGGTCGCGGTGACGGTGATGACGTCATCCTTCATCAGGCCGCCCTTCTGCACGTGGAGCACCCCGTAATTGTCCACGCGCGTACGGGAATTGAGTTCGACGGGGACCGTGTCGCTTCCACTGGCGCTTCCACTGGCGCGGGAGGCCTTCACCGTGTAGGTCGCGGCATCCGGAGCGACGAGGACGGACCCGTCCGGGGACTCGGGCGTGACGGAGCCGTTGAGCTTGACGGTGAGCCGTACGCTATCGCCGGCCTTGACGGTCTGCTCCTCGGGGGTCACGGTGAGTCCGGTGACCGTCTGGGTGACGGTCCGCGGCGTCGTGCCTTCCGCGGTCGTGAAGAGAATCGCGGGAACGAACGGCGACACCGAATACACGCCCCAATGGTTCAGGTAATAATTGGTGGCCAGCGTCTCCGGATTCCAGAAAGAGGTCGTATTGTAAAGGGTGTCGGAGCAGACGAAGAAGTCTTCCGTGGTCAGCAACGCGACGGCCCCGTCGATGGGGAATTCGTCGATGAGCACGGTGCGATAGGACACCTTGGCCAAATCGACGTTGAAAAGCGCGGCGAGGGTATTGACGTTCAGCGAAGCCTGAGTATCCGGGGTGACGAGCAGCACGAGCTCGGACGGCTTCGCGAACACCGGAATGTCGGTGCCGGAATACAAGGCGCTCGGGAACTGCAGACGACCGCCGTAGGTCTGAAGCGCGGTGAGCAGTTCCTTGCCGGTCGCATCGTCGGTCGGCGCTGCGGAAAGATGATGCTTGTAGAAACCCCACTTCTCCTCGTACAATCCGATGAGCTCCTTCATGATGGTGTACTCGTCGTATTCGTCGGAATTAATCGGGGCTTGCATCACTTGCGCGACCAGATTGTTCAACCCGTACTCATCGGTGAAGGCGGTGCGCAACTCATCCGCGGAAATCGAAATCGGATACTGGTCACGCCTGTTCTGGGAATGATACCAAGCCTCCGCTTCGGGACGGTGGAGCTTCAACAGCGTCTCGTTCTCATCATTGTAGGAATGCGCCTTAATCCACTTAGGCGCGATTTCCTGAATGGTGCTGCCGAAGGTGAGCTTCTGCCCCTTGAACACCGCAAGCTGGTTCTTATAGGACTGGCCGCGCACGTAGGTGAAGCCGATACGGTTCACCAGAATGTCCATGAACTGATTGAAATACTGGGCGTTCATCGGCTGGTAGAGCGCATCCATGGTGGCCGCGATGCCCGCCTGTGCCGGGTTCGGGACGCGCTGCTGAAAATCATTCGTGGCGACGAGCCATGACTTCGCCATGATGGTGTTATTACTCTTCATCTGTTTTTACCTTTCAGTCGTCGTTCTCGTCATCGAGGCTGAAATCCATGTCCTCGATGGCGGTTTCCAAATCCTCGTCAGCCTCATCCTCGGCATCGAGTTCCTCATCGTCGGTTTCACGTACGGTGGCCCCGGCATCGACGAAGGCGTCCATGCGGTCGGAAAGGGAGGTGACCTTATCGTCGAGGCCGGCAATCGCATCGAGAATCGCATCAATCAGCGCGACGGTATCCTTCGCACCTTCGTCCGCATCGACTTCTTCGACGTCTCCGGTCTCATCGGAGCCGCCACCATCGTCCGGTGGATTGTCAACGGTCATGAACCGACGGTTTCTAATGGAGAATACGTTCATATGATGAACCTTTCGAAATAAACAATGGGGTCCGGCAAATCGTTGTCTGCCGAACCCCATTCTAACATGAGCGCAAGCAAAATAAATGCCGCCTAGCGAAATCGATAGCCCAGCTCGACGTGCGACCGGACGTGTCCCCACGTGGCTACCCGGCCCGCACTACTCGTGTCGGCTTGCCATGCCATGCGCTCGAAACAACAATATAGCATAGTCAGCGTATTCCAAAAAGGCCCAAGGCTTCGTAAAACTGTTCGCGGCGAGCGACGGTGTCGAAACGGAGCTGATTGTACACGGCCAAATCGACCAGCTGCCGAAGGACCCTGTTGCTCCGTTTGACCATCATGAGATTGATTCTGTTATCGGCACGGGAAAGCGCGAAAACCGGTGCGCTCGTATTATTCGGTATCTTGCCGGTAACCCAGAAATTCCCCGAAAGCGGGTCGTACCATACGCCGAAACGCGCGGAACGCCAAATGAAACCGAAATGAAAATCGCAATATGGCGGTTTCGGTTCCACAAAATCGGTATGGCCATTGCCGAAATCGTTGAACGACGCCACACGTTCCTCGGCGGTTCCCTGAAGCATACGCCCCGCAACGGTGTCCGTACGTTTCGTTTCGGCGTACCCCGCGTCGCGCAGATAATGAAGCAGAAAGGTTTTCCCGCCATACCACGAATACCCTTCCGGGGGTACGCTGTCGACCTTGTATCGGACGAAATACGGATTCACCAAATCACAGGCATTGGAAAGCAGATAGACATGCGGCCTACGCTTCGCGTCGTCGTCGGCCCTTTCACGCGTACACGAGTCCACGATGTTCGCAAGCAATTCGAACTCATGCGAAAGATACCCATGGTACCGGTCGCTCATATCCACAGTGGCTTCGTCAAGCAACAACCGACGCACATTGGTGAAAGTGCGTTTCTTGGTCTTCTGCATTTCCGTCAATGCGACGAAATATCCGATGACTTGCCAATCGGGCTTGCCATCGGAATCCTCCGGCTTGACCGCGATGTACGCCGTCTTGCCGTCCGTACGGAACACGTATTCCGGAAACATGCCGAGTTCAGTCATACGGTCGAAATAATTACGCGCCACATCCGGTATTTCGGATTTATAGCGGGTAATCTCCACGAACCGGCTTCCGTCCTTAATCCAATCGCGGATGAACTGCAACCTCAACCCGAAGGTCTTTCCCACGCCACGGGCACCGACGACCATGGTGACGTCGGCATCATAGCTCAGGGTCTTGGCCCAGTTATAAAATCTATCGCTCATGTTTCACTCCTTGCAGTATCGTCGTTTCCATCAGCACACCGGCGGTGACGCTCGGGACCTGTCCGGCGGTCACGTTGACTTCACGGTTCCGATGTTCGATGTCCCTACCCATTCTAAGCAGATAGTCAACGTTCTCACGGTTGCTCCGCTTGCCGGTATCACCCAGCATACGGTCGGCCGGATACAGGGCGACCGCGGCATACGTATCCACCCGCATCGTCTTCCCCAGATAATCGGTGACGGTTCCCACGAAACGTTCGCCTACCTGTGGCCGGACGGTCTGGAGCGCGAAAGAAACCGAAGACGCCACGTTAACGTTGTATCCCAAGGTTTCGGTCATGACCTGTTCGGGAGCATAGCCCCCACGTTGCAAATCACGCATTACATGCTCGATGTGGTACGCTCCGAGCGGACGGCTCAATCCCGCCATCGTGACGTGATATTCCCCGGCCCGATAGCTCACTCTGGCCTTGTTCCAATACTCCATATGATGCTCATACCGTGCGCCCGCGTTCTCCACCTCGAATCCGCCGACATGCTCCAAACCGGACGCCCATTGCGGATAATCCGTACGGATTCGACGGCACGCCATCGAAATGGCTTCGGTGGCGGCATGCAGCAGCGGGTCAAGCGCATGCTCGACCTGTCCATCGGTGATATCGTCCGGCACATGGCATTTGACGCTGTCGGTATCACCGCCGGTCGCATACACCTTGCCATCGAACCTTTCGTAGAGCAATTCCATGGCGAGCACCAAATGCAAACGGGAACCGCCTACAATCCGCATGCCATAGGTATACAACACCTTGCACCGTTTCGGTTTGCGCGAAACGAAGTTTTCAGGAGTGACGACGGTCCCATGATTAACCTTGATGTCACCATCATCGACCTCGTATTCCGGCTTGAAGACATCCTGTGCCATCGTACCGTACACGCCGTTGAACATGCCTTTGACGGTACCGTTGTAATAATTTTCGAGGAACACCGGGTCAAGCGTGCCGTCACGCATTTCATCCGCAAGCCCTTGCGGAACGCTCGCGGGAATATCACCCGTGAACGGTTCGCCCGTATACTCCTTGACCATGCGCTTGCAATCCTTCTTGCGCTTGTACAGCAGATTGCTCTGCAACGTGACGTAGTCAGGCGGCCGCTTGAACTTCACGGTAGCCTCGCCGTATACCGGTTCAATCGCATCCCATTCGTACACTCGCGAGATGGTCCACAATTCCAATTCATTCAAATGCAGTTCCGCCTTATCCGCGGAATAAAGCTTTCCGAAAGCGAAAACGGGATTTTCGGCCTTGTCCCGGAACCCCATGTCACGAACCGCTTGCTCCGCGGCGACGCCGGACGGGTCGTCCGCCCAATAATCGACGCCCACCACCCTATCGTCGAATTTGCCTTTCGGGATGAGCGCGACCCCCCATTTCTCAAAACACGAACCCCTACGGAGCCTGAGATTCGTAAACCGGAATTTCACATGGAAGGCGCAATTGAACGGCTGCCAATACCGCGACAACACATCCTCACGGGAAGTATCGAGCACCGACCGCATATACACCTTCAGGACCTCCGGCCCCACCGGCTTGAACTGCACGGGCACATACCTACCATTGATGAAAGTATGATGCATGCTCGTCACATCCGTGCTCACGACATCGGTAACGTCCTTACACGCATACGTGGCGGCAGTGAACGTGAAACCACCACGGAAACATGCCTTCCGCAAAGCATAGATATCATAAGAGGAAGGAAGCTCATCGGTGCATAGCCGGACGAAATCGTCGAGCATCGTCACATTACCCTTGTTGCCCCGACGCTTACGCAACGGAACGACACCGAAGGTATTCGCGGCCATCTGCCGCACAAGCCCGGTCTTCGTGAGCACACGCACGCCGAGCATACCCGGCTCAATCCAATCGGCATTGGCTTGCAACAGATACCGAAGATACGCCGGAATCACCTGTACATCGCGTTTCGCATAGAACAGTTCCAAATCGGTAAGCGGGGTCTCCGGCGTTCGAACGAGCGAATAATCCCAATCACCGGTAGCCTTGGCCACACCCGCCGTCTCACCCATGGCCTTCAACCCGTTCTGTTCAAGGAAGAACGTATCCCAGAAACGTAGAATAGGCGCGGCCTTCCCGGTATCCACGCCCGGTTCGAACACGTCAAGATAATAAACGTTGGTCGAGGATTGCGCCGCCACCACAAGCTGATAGGAATCCGCGAGAAGCGGCAACACCGAAATCAGGTCGAACATCAGATTGTAGGCGCAAATGATAGGAACATACCGTTCGGTCCGCCCACGCTCGATGATGGCTTCGACACGCCCCATGAACGCTTCGACGGTACGGTCGAAGAACACGGTTTCACGCGGGTCGTCCGGCACATATTCATTCAACGGCACATCCGTAAAATCGTTGAGGATATAGAGTATCGGATAAGCACGGGTCTCAACGCCGCTCCCGATATTGCACGTTTCAGTATCATACGCAGCCACAACCCTGAAATCAGGACGCTTCCGCTGAAATTTCATGTCTACCCTTGCCATATACCAATACTAACCCCAAAAATCATACCCTAAACCGCGGCTGCTGATGCACCATCGACAAATAGGGGCGAACGGATTCGTATTTCTGCTCCCCACCATCCGCCTCATCCTTCAAGGCACGGAACATATCTTGCAATGTGGTCTTGTTTTCACGCATGGTCTGCAAAAACGCCTGTTGCAAATCACTTGTACCATGCGCCTTCATAATTTCATTGTAAATGTTCTGCGGCGTATGCGAATCATACTGCTCGCGCCGGATGTCGGTATGGGCATGCATAAACACCAATGCCATCGAACGTGCCATCTCCGGGTCCCTAGCGAGACTCGAGGGAATCCCCTTGCCCGTTATCGTATCGTAATTCAAAGCATTCGCCAATTGCACCGCAAACGCCCGGTTCCGCGCCGACTGCTGCAGCCTCTTCGCACCAAGCCGTTTACCGGCCCCCGCCCGCTGCGTCACTTCCTGTGCGAGTTTCGAGAACGCCGCCTCTCGAGCGCCACGGGAACCGCCCTTCCGCGCGTATGTCTTTTCAATCTGTTCACGCAAGCGCGCGGCGCGTCGTTGCGCCACTTCCCTACGACGACCGGTCAGCGACTCGGCTTCCTTCTCCAACCGTGCCGCCTGTCGACGCGCACGACGCCGTACATTATAGGCTTCATCGGCCGCTGTCTTCTTTCGCGCCATGATTACGCTCCCACACTAAAAAAATTATCGCTTCTATAAAAATATACCGTGCCGGAGAACCCCGGCACGGTATCCATTCGCGGAATCACAAAGAGAATTTTAAGCCTCGGTGAATTCCACGCTCATGTACGTACGGCCACGCTTGCTCTGCGCCATCTTGAGCGTAATAGGCTGCATCTTGAGCTCTTCACGCATGCCGTCGCGGTCCACCTGAATCAAGATGTCATTGAGCACTGCGCCGCCGAAGTAGAACTCGGCCGGATGTTCCGCAAATGAGATTACCGGATAAGTGGAACCTTCCTGATTGATGAAACCGAAGTCATCGATGTGGAGGACTTCACCGACCAGAGAAGAGATGTTACCCTTGGTGCGGCCATCCATGAACGGGATTCCCTTGTTCGAGAACTTTTCGAAATAGTTGTTTACCATGATTGTCTCCTTAATTAATCAATTTGGTCTGCATAGGTGATGAATGTTTGTGCGGGCATGCGGTAGACATGCACTTGAATTTTGGTTTGGTCGAGCTGGAAGGCCCTATAACCCATGATTTCATCGAGTTGTTTCTGAACCTGTGCGGGGCTTAAACTCCCCACGAAGGTTCCAGATATCGGTTTACCTCCCCGACGCGGTATTGCCGTCCATTCGGTGGTAGGTATCTGTTTTCTAACCCATGTTGTTGCTAGCATCCCATCTGGGCTCCTTTCTTGCCTATCTGTCAACCTCCTTGGCTGACAACATCTACAATACCACAACCACACCACGACACACCCGAAACACACCACCAGCCCCACCACCCACACCGACCACACAGGGGACAC